AGTTTGCCCGGAAGAAGCCCATTGGAAACAACAGCCATTGGTTGATGAGGGCGTTAGCAAACAATTATGGCGTTGATAAAGTGTCATTAGACAAACGAGAGGCATGGGCGAAAGCCAACCTTGAAATGATTGACGCTTGTGGTCGTGACTTTGCTGATGACGAAACAGAGATTGCCTATTGGGAATACGATGACAGTGAAAACCTAGTTGAAGCTGGCACAAGCACACCTTTTAACTTTTGGCGAGTTGCCGATAAGGCTTTACAATTTGTGGCAGCAGCCCACGAGTTGGCTAACTATGGTGACTGGTGTCTACGTAACCCAGACAATGCAAATGACTTTCCAAGTGGATTAGCAATATCGCAGGACGCAACCAACAGTGGGATGCAGCATTACGCAGCTGCTTGCAGGAATTACGAGGATGGGTTGCTGACTAATCTTGTGCCGCAAGATGAACTCAACGACCTGTACACCAAGTGTCTCAATAGAGCCAAAGTCTTGTTTCAGGAAAAACTTGATACGGATACCGCTACTTACAACGCCAATCCAATAACACCCGATGAGCAGCTTGAGATAGATGCCCATGAGGCATTTCAGGATGATGAAAACAACGACTACGATGATTTGAAAGCTAATCGAGACGATTTTAAGGACACACCAGCTGGTCAAAAGCTAAAGACACAACGTCACATTGATGTCTGCAACCGTGTGCTTAATTGGGATGGATACAATCGGAAAGTTATGAAACGTAATGCAATGACCTTTGCTTACAGTTCACGAAGACATGGTTTTGCTGAACAAATCTGGAGCGACACCATGCAGCCACTGTCACGGAAAGTTCGAAAGCGTGAAATACCCGAACATCCTTTTGGTCGAGACGGTGGCTTTCTCGCAGCCAACATTATGGCTGGCATCCATGAGCAAGCGATAAAAGACGAAGTTAAATCAGCTGATAAAGGGATGGCTTTTTTGCAATCCTGTGCAAGTGCTTTGTCGAGAGAGAACAAGCATTTTCAGTTTGTCTCAAAATGGGGATTCCCCATGTTTCAAAACTATCAGCACTACGAAGATAGAGGTAACAGACCAATGTTATGGCTCTACAACTTTGGTAGTCTGGACTATGACAAAGGCAAAGATGCTTTCACTTTGCGTAAGTTTAATGGTCAGGTTCATGCACGTGACAGTAAACAAGGCATAGCGCCTAATGTCATTCATACTCAGGATGCGCTGATGCTACAGGCAGCAGTCGTCCAATGTGATGCAATGGGCATAACTGATTTGATGGTCATTCACGATAGTTTTGCCACTGTGTTAGCTGATGTTGATACAATGTCAGGTGTTCTAAGGCTGGCTTTGGCATCCCTTTACGAGGATTACGATATTTGGGATGACATTCGTACCCAAACGATTGCAAGGCTGGATGACCAAAGAAACATTGATGCAGTATTACCAGCGCCTGACCCCAGTGAAGGTAAGCTGGTTTTATCGCAAATTCTAAAGAGCAAATATGCGTTTAGCTGACGCATAAAGTTATACCGCCTCTAAGTACAACCGCAGCGCAACGCTGCTTTTTTTGTGCGCTAAACCCCAACAATTAGAGAAATGCGAGGTGGATAATGCACCCACGTGAACGCCTACTGGGGATGGCGAAACTACTACAATTACGTGGTGAACCTATCCCCCTAACAATGCTTGCGGAAGCCGAAAGGCTCGGGCTTTCCCTGCAACTTTTTGATGAGCCTACAAACACAAATGACGATAACGCCAATTTACATGAAGGAGACAATTCATATGGCCCAAAAAATAACATTTAGTACGCCGAAAGGCATAGCTGCTTACCCGTACATTACGAGAGCAGATTTTGAGTACAATCCCGAAGGGATTTTTAAGACTAAGATAAAGATGTCGGCAGAAGATGCAGCGCCTTTGATGAAAGCAATCGAGCAAGCAGCTGCTGACGAATTTGGTTCGAAAGCAAAATCAGCACGGATGCCATTCAAGAAGCTGGATGACACCAATGAGGTTGAGTTTGCCACTAAGTCGAAATTCAAGCCGAAGGTGGTAGATAGCACTGGTAAAACAATACCAGAAACTGCTGTTCCAAACATCTACGGCGGCAGCGTGATTAAGGCGGCTGGGACAATCTACCCATACAATCAAAACGGCAACGTAGGCATCAGCTTACAGCTAGGCGGTGTTCAAATCATCGAACTTGCTGAAAGCATGGGAGCCTCTGCAATCAGTTTTGATGCGGAAGAGGGCGGCTTTGTCGCAGCCAACGATAACGGCGCTGAAGCAACTGATGGAGCAAGTTACAATTTCTAAGCGTAAACGCCACGCCATAGCCAATGGCTACAGGAGTGGTCTGGAAGAAACTGTGTCACGCCAGATAGAAGATGCTGGTCTTACAGTTCAATACGAACAAGACAAAATCGAATATGTCTGGCCTGAACGCACATCCACATACACGCCTGATTTTAAGCTGCCCAAAAAGGGTGGCTTTTTCTTTGTCGAAACGAAGGGTCGCTGGGACGTAAGCGACAGGCAAAAGCATTTGCTTATCAAGCAACAGCACCCCGACATCGACATCAGGTTCGTGTTCTCAAACCAAAATGCGCCTTTGTACAAGGGTAGCCCAAATCGCTACTGCGATTGGTGCGCCAAGCATGGTTTTGAGTTCGCAAACAAAACAATCCCAGACGAATGGTTACAGGAAGGAGATAACGATAATGAGCCAAAATGACCAAATCTTAGACCACCTGAAAAAAGTAGGAAGCATCAGCTTTGTTGAAGCTGTTGACCTCTATCGGGTGAGGTCACTGCCCCGGCGCATAGCCGACTTGAGAGAGCGTGGGCATGAGATCGTTAGTGAGTGGCGACAAGACCATCTAGGTCAGCGTTACACACGATACAGCCTCGCCTAGAAAACAAATAAGGAGAAACAGATGCGACCTGATAACGAGGCAACTTTCCTTTACCACACATCATGCGATGAATGTGGCAGCAGTGATGCAAATGGAGTTTACGATGACGATCACACGTACTGTTTCTCCTGTCAGACCCATAAACAGAGTGGCGCGACAGATGTCGCAGAGGAGAAACCAATACAGAACCAGAACCATACGAAACAAAAAGGCTTATTACAGGGCGTCCCAAAAGCGATACCAGCTAGAGGATTAACTGAAGCCACCTGTAAAAAGTGGGGCTACCTCACAGGCAAGCAGAATGGGCAACCTGTCCAGCTGGCTGTTTACAGGGACAAGGGCGGTAAGCCCATAGCGCAAAAGGTGCGTACAGCAAACAAACAATTCCAGATTGTAGGTGATGCCAAGCAGATGAAACTGTTTGGTAGCCACCTCTGGAACAAGGGTAAGAAACTTGTTGTCGCAGAGGGCGAAATTGATGCCATGACAATAAGCCAAATCCAAAACCACAGGTGGCCCACTGTAAGTTTAAGTCATGGCGCACCTTCGGCGGTTAAATCATTGAAAGCCAATTGGGATTACCTAATGGGCTTTGAAGAAATAATACTGATGTTTGACATGGATGAAGTAGGTCAGAAGGCTGCAATAGCCTGTGCTGAACTACTGCCACCGGGCAAGGCTCAGATAGCCTATTTGCCAGCAAAAGACGCAAATGACTGCTTGATGCAAGGCAAGGGGGCTGAAGTTATACAAGCCATTTTTCAGGCTCGTGAATATAGGCCGGATGGTATTAAGGCAGCACTAGATTATCGTGATGTCATTGCTATCGATGAGACAGCTAGTTCGATCAGCTGGCCTTACTCGATGCTGAATGAACGCCTGATGGGTATTCGCAAGAAAGAGTTGATTTGCCTTGCGAGTGGGTCGGGCTGTGGCAAAACCACATTCTGCAAAGAGGTGGCTTACCACCTAATGCAGTCAGGTCAGAAGGTTGGATTGATAAGCCTTGAGGAAGCACCGAAGCGCACATTGTTGGGCTTGGTCGGTATCCACTTGGACAAGAACCTACTGATTGACCGAAGCCAAGCAACAGACAAAGAGGTCACTGATGGGTTTGACGACCTGTTCAAA